TCATAGCCGCCTCTGCTAAACGGTATTCTGCTAGGCTACCTACATTCATTTTTTCAAGAATTTCTCTGGCCCTGTCGCCTGTTAGTTCGGTTACAGAACTAAATTGTGTGTAGTAGTTTTCGTAATCGGTTTGAGTAAGTATTGGACTTTCCTTAAAATTAATAATCCTTTTTTGAATTACATTTGTATCATAAGCACCAATTACACCAGACCCTTCTGGCCCCTCGAAATCATCAAAATTATTGTGAATGTTGTAATACTGATAAGCCGCTTCTTGGTAATCACTTTTAGCAGCAGCCATTTCCCGCTGCTTTGCTGCATACGCTTTATATTCTTCACCTGATAATTGGTCAGCTAATTGCTTTTGAGCGTTCATTAGCTTTTTCTTTTCACTTTGTATTCCGTACAGAAAGCCACCATTACCAGTGCTTATATTCTTAGCAATCTTAAGTATGTCTAGGTTTTTAGTTTCTGTAGCTAGTGTAATTAAGTAGTCAGTTGTGGCTGCGTTTAGGACTCTAGGGTCAATTGTTTTAGTGATTACTTGAGCTTTTAGTGTGTTAGCTACGGAATCTGAAATTAAAACCATACGCTCTGCATCTGTTAAATCTTTACTTGATAGTTGAGCTACATTGACACCTCCCGCAAGTTGAGCCACATAGTTTTCTAAAGGTATTTTAGCTTGTGAAATCCTATACTCTTGGGACTGCTGGCTTTTTAACTGGCTTTGGGCAGCACTTACTTGGGTGCGGATACTTGAAGCAAAACCTACGGAGTCTACTGACTCTGGCCCCATTCTTTCTTGGAGCAATTCACGAGTCTGAGTGTCTAATGCAGCGGCATAAGCTACTGGGTCACTAAGCCTTAGACCAGAGTTTTCACTGTCCCATTTGTAGAGTTCAGCTTGTATGTCTTTACCTGCCTCAGTTCCTACCTTTTGATTATAAGCAATTTGTAACATTGGCCCGTACTTAGGGTCGTTAGCAAGCGATAAATTAGTGCTAGTTTTACTCCACGAACCTAAATCACCGTTGGCATATGCAGCTTCAACAGCCTGTAGTTTTTGTACTTGGAATAACGTAGCGTTAGCTTCTGACTCACTACGTTCATCTTTGGCTTTCTTTCTACTAATGTTTCCACCTACCGCATCTAAAGCCTTACTAATTTGATCGTTACGAGTAGGTTGTACGTAGGTATTTACAGGTGCAGCTTGGGGAGTCAAGCGCACTTGATTAGCTGCATACTGGGTTTGGACACGTTGTTTCGCCACAGCGAACTCCTTATGTTTTAATTACCTCATACCGCTTCTATTTGAAACGGAGAGGTTCTTTGTTTTGTATGGGGTCTTGTCAAAATAACCACCTTCAGCCAAGCCTCCACCAATTTGTAGGGCGGTTGCTGCAAAGGTTGGATAAGGCACTGAGTTAATACGAGACTGTCGACCCGCTTTAGCACCTTCTTTCTGCTCTGCTATTTGAGCTTTAGTAGCATCGAGGTTGCTTGAGGCTTTGGTATCGTCAAATAAGTTCTGACGTAATATGTCGGTCATTAAGGCATCCACAGATAACCCCGATACACCAGACTCACCCGAAGCTGTTCTAGCTGTAGCTATGTCTTTCATATTTTGAATATCAGCTTCTTGCGCACGTTGCACTTCAGCTTCTTCTTCTTGCCTCTGCCTTAAATTTAACTGCCGAGCATCACTTAAGTAGGCAGCGTTAGCAGATTTTTGGTTTCGTCTTGCTGCGTCTTGTTGCTCACCTGCTGCGGCAATAGAAGTCATAGCTCCGATAATTGTTGTGGGGTCACACATTAGAATCAATCCTTACAAATTCGTAGAAAGGTACTCGCCCTACTCCGTAATAAGGTATTTTTCTTACAAAGCTAAAGCCTAAAAACTTTAACCATCTAATAGCTACCTTGTTGCGTACATCTACATAGTTAACGAGTAGGGGATACTCTTTGTTAGTTCTTATGACCCAATCAAGAGCTTGTGTTAAAAGGTCTTTTTTAATCTCAGGTATTTTGTCTGAGCCGAGCATCCAAGGGGAACCAATGTCCTCTCCAACTTCTGCAACTCCAAACATACCTATGAGTTCATCTTTGTGAATAATTGAAAGCCCTTTAGATAACTCAAATCCTTTTGTAAGTGCTTGTATAGGTGTTAACCCACTAGAGGCCATTACTTCTTCTGCATCTGCCTTTCTCATTTTTTCTGAAAGTTCTTCAACATCTTGTCGGGTAGCCTCTCGATAATGGGCCATAAGTATTAAATCCTTGAAGTTCGTTGTGTTAGGAAACCTTCATACTCTGCACTTTGGAATACACAAGGTAGGTAGCTGTCGGAAGAAATGGTCACGTTAGCGTACCGAGAGTTTGTGTGAATAGGCACACGGTAAGTACCTTCTGCTAAGTTAGCTTGGCCTAGTAGGTTATATAAATTTCCTATAATCCTGCCGTTGAACTCTCTTACAGCACTTGGTCTTGCTGTAGGTTCTGTCGTAACTTTGAAGTAAGCCGTAGTGTTGTACACAATGTTAAAGTTTCGTATTTGAAGGTTATTTGTTGTTACTGCTTTATTGTCTTGTTTTAGGACTATTTCGCTAAACTTGTACTTAAATGTGTACGGAATACCTGTGTAGATAACCTTACCACTAGCAAAGTCTGCTAAAGCTTGTGACTGTGTTCGCGGAGAACCCACGTTGTTCACAAAGATTCTCGTAGCGTCTGAATACAGTAAGTTTGCATTTGCGATCTTGTAGCGTCTGTCGAGTAGAACTGCGCCACCTGAGTAGTTAGATAAGGAGCTTGTATAGACCATATCAGCACTGGCAGAATCGTTTGCCAAACTAAGGCTCTCTAGGTAAATACCATCCGAGTATTCCATGACCAATTTAATAACTGAGCCATTAAATGCTACTGAACGTACAGCACCTGAAAACTTCCACTCTGACCAAGCCGACTGTAGCTTTTCATCACCACGCCAGAAGTAACGATAAACAAACACTGAGTTAGGTTTATCTTTCGTTAACGCTAAAAGCATATCTTCGTTAGAAGAGGCAGTTAGGTTTCTTATTGTCCCTTCTAAATAGTTAGGAACGTGCGCAGATATATCAGCAGCGTCATTAGTCTCTGAAGAAGAGTCCACATAATACTCACGAACACCTGACCACTTGCCTTTAGCAAAACTAAAGAACACGTATTTACCTGCACCTACGGGCTTGGCTGTAAGGTCTGCTTCAAAGTTTGTAGACACATCAATATGAACAGAGTCGGGCGTGAGTAAGTCACTAGCCGACAACATAAACTGCGTTAAGTCAGAGAAAATTAACAAGGATTCATTAAATGGAATCGCGTGTTTCAGTATCGAGATTTGATTGTTAGATACAGCCACATCAATCGGGTTAGAGTCGAGACTCGTTAGAACGGTCTTTGGAAAGAAGTTATAGAACTCTCCCGCTTCGCTAAAGATTACGTTTTCATCAGCAAGAAAACCTAGGCGGTTACGGTGAAAGAATATATCGTTAATTTTATATCCAACAAAAGAAGAGACAGGGTTAGTTTCTTCGTCCCCTGCCGTTCTGTCGTCCCAAGTTAACGGTGAAAATGTGAATGTTCCGTTTATCTCTTTGCGTAGCTGGTGGGGCATCGTGAGCTTATTAAGACGGTTCTTAATTAATGCACCATCTATACCTAACTCACCTACAGTTTCTTTCCAAATTAACTCATTGTTGGTAGAGTCACCTTGGGTTAAATGTACGTAATGATCGTCTTGTTTCTTTTCGTTAGAGCCAGCAACCTTAATCTTAAAGCCTACCTTACCCTTGCGCGGTAAATTCTTAAAATCAATCGTCTGTCCTTTAAACGAATATAGAAACCTGTCACCTGCTCCATCACTAGAGAACACGGTAAAGTCAGTTGAAGGGTTTGCTACATAAACTACTGAGCCTATCTGCTCTTTTACAAATCCACTGGCAAGCGATAAGTTGGTAAATAACTGGTTTGCTATATAGTCTGTACCTATTTGTGCAGCATGTGCAGTAGATGAACCATCGGGAGTTGTGTATGTGGAAGTAACAGAACCCACTTTAATTGTGTATGTTAATCCATAGTCTGCTTGTCTCACGTAGAACATAGCTTCTTTAGGTCTTGCTGTGGATGTAAACGTATCCTGTAGTACAACCTTGTTCTTGTTAACTACAAAAGTGGTGTCACCCACAGACACTGCACTGACATTTGCATTGAAATCAGTCAGTCCAGTTAAATAAGTTGGTAGGCTGGTAATAGTGTTACCTGCCGAATCTTTAACAGCTTTCTCTACACCTGCTTGGTCAAAAACCTTAATTCCTGTGGAGGAAAATACGGCTGTGTAGTCCTCGGTGCTAGAATATTTTATTGGGTGTATAAATGCGGTAGTACCTGCCAAACTATTAGATAACTTAGCGATATGTTCAGTACAAGGTCTTTTTTCCAAACCTCTTGTCACAGAAGATAATCCGTTTTCTTGTAGTTGTGCTTGGCTTTCGTGACGTAGGCTTGCGGGTTGCTGTGAGATTCCGTTAAGTAGGTTAGGTATTGAACCTGATACTAGCGACATAATTAATTACCTATAATAATGAGCTATGTAATTAGTCTCATAGTTGTCAAATATATTTAAGTCTTGTACTTCAGACTCTTGTTGCAATACGTTGCTCCAAGCCACCATTTCATCTTGCATGTTGTAAGAATGTAGTGATTCAGACCCTAGTACGCGATCTTGTAGGATACGTGCTGCTTTAATCGCTACATAACGCCTTGCGGATTCAGGCATTTCTTCAAATTCTAAAAGAACCACCATATTTACTTTAACGGCTGTACCTATAGCGTATGTATTTTTTACACGGTCATACATTTTATTACCG